GTTCCACTCTGAACTGATAATCCTGTTCCTGAATCTGTTTATTACCATTAAAACAAACTAAGTGTAGGAGCTGTTTAATGACTTACATTTTATGGGAACAATGATATTTGAATGTTGCTCTGTGAATCCGCTGTAAATGTATAAGTCCTTGTCCTTTCTGCTATTGATGTTATAGTGGAAAAGTCAGTTGGTGGTTTGATTAGTGGTGAATTGAATGGATCAAGTACTGATTTGCAGTACGCAGGCATGACTTCAGATCTGTTAACTATATGTCCTTCTGAGTTCTTAGCAGCGGGTATAACTTTAACCCGTTCTACTATTCTTACCTATTATTGTTGTGGTTTGATCCTTCTTTTCTATTTCTTTTAATTATTATTAATCTGGCGAATGTTAACTCGTTTTGAGAGAACGCCCTTTTTACGTCCGCCTATCATAACATCTGGTTACTTTTAGGTTTCTAGATCCTATAACTTTCGGTGTGAAGGGCCGAATCCTTTTTTGTTGTTTCTAACTTCTGGGTTAGTACCTAGCTAATTTTGTAATGTTTTGTTCATTTTGATGTTAGCCTTATTTTGTCTCCCACATATAAAGATTTTGTTGTCGGTAAATGTTTAGATCACTTCTAAAACTGTTAGACCAAGTTTATAGTCGATGTAATCTGCCAACTTATATTAGGTTTTTGAACCTTAATAAAAAGCTTTGTTCCGCCAATCCATGTCCAATCTTTTGGTGAGGATATTCATCATGTCGCGTTTTTCGTCTGACGTTATACCAGGAGCAATACGCTCTAATTATATATGTGATATGTCTTCCAATTTATATGATAACTAATCACTTACCAAACCATCAAAGACTGCCAATCTATGCAAGTAGCCATTCTCTAATATTAGTTTGTTTCTTCCGGTGTAATAATTTTTCTTTGTCAGTATGTTTTTCGCGTCTCGACACATTTGCCATTAGGAGATCGAACCGTCTGGACTGAAAGACCATTTTGAGCAAAACTCAAATTAGTCAAATGTTCCGTACCATATTTCTTTAATAATGTTACCTAGTCCTATATCTGGTGTTTTTGAATCTCTTGATGTTAATGACAATATCTTATTTCCTATCCTCTATGCTTCCGATGAATCAACGTGAAGTAAATTATCATCCCCTTAAACTTGCAATGCATAATTTTTAACATAGCGGGGTTGAACTGTAACTGTTCCGTCATGTAATTGATAACATGGGATTTCACGTGTTATAACCTCTTCATCTGGCCAATATCTCCATGATTCATAGTATCCTGCTTCTTCTAAATAATACACTGTCATAGCTACATTTCTGATACAATTCATTAAAAGTGTTTCCCACCTACCACTAGGTTGAGTTCCTTTAATGTAGTAAAAGATAAAGTGTAAATGAGGCTCTGTTCTGTAAGCATAATAACTAGGATGATCTTTCATGGTCTAGTGAAATTTATCGTTAACCATTTTAGGCCATGGTTAAATCTCAGTGGTTATGTGGTTTTGAAGTCCAGGAAAGCATTTGAAAACTAATGTATTGACTTACTCTTTCAAGTTTTTCTTTATAGTGTCCATGATATCACCGAGATTTCTCGATCCTCTATTTAATGGCTGACTAAGTATTAATTCAAACATAGGAAGTAATTTTTCATAAACTCTCCAATCGACACTTTGTATAAGTTGCCAATGTT